CACTCATCCAGCAAGGGCTCATTGGTGGCGCAGGATATGAAACAGACGGACGATCCGTGGCAGGCGGTCAGGAACGTTATTGCTCATGCGATTGAGGGAGCAATTGCCATCGTAGGTTTGATATCTCTCATCTTCATTGTCGGAATGATGATCGAGGCCAGAACGACATATGTCGACGACCGTGAGCACTGTCTGAAGCAAGCCACCAACGGTTACGAGATCGAGCAGTGTCACTGACATGATTGATCCGTCAAAGCCTCCGCCGCCTAAGCCAGGATATCGCTGGGAATATCGTGAAGGCTGTCGCTGCGAAACTTGTCCATGGAAGGGAAATTGCTTAGGCGAGGATCGTCCGCATTGGTACGGTGTAAAAGAATCATGAGACCCTATGACAGGTGGACCGACGAAGAAGCGCAGATCTGCGCTTGGGCCATGTTCATTGGAGCGGGAGCCGGTCTGTGGTGGTTTTTCAGCGTTCTCAATGGAGCAATATGATGACAGCTATATTCAATCTCGCGCTCATATTGACTCTCATATTTGGCACAATCGGCGCGGTACTGGTGCAGGGAGAGCGAAGTATTACGACGGGATGTCAGGTCACGAAATGATCAATCTAGTTCGTTGGCTCATGATCCTGGCTGCGATCGTGCTGGCCCCGTTCTGGGTTCTTTGGGTTGGATGTGGCTGGATCGCTGACCAGTTGGAGCGGAAACGATGGGCATCGTTGCCTACACCCTCCTGATCCTCATCATGATAGCGGTCTTCGATCGCGGATGATCAAGATCCTACCTTGAGCATCTCATCTACAGCGGCCGCGCAAACTCTTCCAGCATAATCCCGCCTCACTACGAGCAGCGCAGCTCGTAGCATGCTCTCGTACCTTCCCCACTCCGGATCATCCACGCCGATATGGCCAAGATCCCGGTCCTCATCGATCATTGCTTTGGTGGCGGCTTCGAAGGTCTTCATTGCCAATCTCCTTCATTGCTTATTAAAGATTAGTGTCGGCCCCGAATCCTGCGGCATCACTGCTTGGCAGCCTCTCACCCGAAGATGAGCAGGGTAAAGGTCCGGGGCCGACGTTCAGGCAACTGGCAAGCCATGATCACTCAAGGCTCGTACACTTCGATCAAGAAAGTGCATTCCACCTCGCCGCCTGAAACTCATTTCTTTAACTCACCGTTTACGAAACTCGAATACCCCGCATGCATCTTCCACCGCGAAGTACCGGCCTCCGCGCGCTTCACACTCTCTCGCCTCTGGCGAAAGCATCGAGAACCAGATTGCGGCGGCCCCGAGGCAGAAGACAGTCGCGTAGCAAATGATCTCGCGTTGAGTCATCGTTAGGGTAACCTCCACTGTAACTGGCTATTGTTTGCCCCGTCGCTGCGCGGCGCCCAGTCGACATCTTGGAAGAAGGTAAAGCAAGAATCGTCCATCCCAGGCGATCTCCAGATTGCTCCTGCACTAGGATGCAGTTGCCATTGGGCGCGACTGACTGAAGGCTCACATCCATAAGTGCATTTGATCTCGATTTCTGTTCCGTCTCGCGGCGCCGTGTTCATGGGATTCCATGGCTTTTCAACCTGAAATAATTTTCTCAAGAATCCCATGTCGATTACCTTTCTGTGATGTTAACGCTGCTCTGACTAGCGGAGGCGATCCGCCCAATTCTCACCGAACTTGACGAGAAAAATATTTCCAACGACAGCCTGTACGTCTCCGTCCACAGTCTCAGTAGCGGCATCCCAGTTGACCATGCGCGGATCGACGCCAAGCACTATGCAAAGCTGCATCATCGCGAAGTCGCACCCCTCATTCCACTTTTCGCTTGATCCCGCGTCGTCTTCTGCCGCTGCCGCCCGCATTTCGGCGCTCCACTCTTTTCGATATTCGTCCCGATTGTCGCTCATGTCGCTTCCTTTAACTGCTGATTATCACATACAATATTAAGCACCCTCTCTTGGCGTTCCTTCCAAGAGTGACCTGTTAATTCAGGATTGGTTTTGCAGTCGCTTGCGCGATCCTGTTCGGGTGAATTGTCGTTGGCTATTACTAGCCAATAAATTTCGATTTTCCATTCAGACATTGCTTTAACTACCTAACAGCGCTAAAAGCAGATATCGCAGGTGCAGTGGGGACGCTTGCCACTCTCGCAGCGAGGCGATGGATCGTGCCGCGGACCAAAGCTGCCGCGAGCCAATTCAGCGCATGTAGCACATCCCTTGCGCGCCTTCGCTTCTTCCTGCTCAACTTGCAGATCGTGAAACAGTTCTTTCATACCTGGGCCTTCATCCTGCAACGGAAATCCTCGTGCCATCTCAATTCCCTCTCTAACGACGCGTTACGCCAAATATACTTTGACGCGGACGATCCGCCAGCCCTCTTTCTTGAGGGACTCCCAGTCCTGGCAGCAGGCCTTAACGAAGGCCTCCCGGCTATCCTTCATCGTGTATCCAAGCGTGATATTGCCGGCGAACCACGGTCTGCCTTTGGAAGGGGTACAAAACGGCAGATAGCCATAGGTCGTCTGCTTCGTGATCGTCGCCATACCGTCTCCTGCGTTTCCCCGCCGTCCCGATGACTGACGCGGGCCTTGATTTCGCTCAACGTTCCCGAAACAGGGCGTTAGGGTTCACCAGCCTCGATTGTAGACGTGGTCAATCCAGTCGCCGCCATCGCCGCACCCCACGACCTGCACGTCCCAGCCCTTGCCGGTGCGGTCCTCGTCCTGCTCCTGGTCGGGCCACTTGTTCCAGACGTAGAGCTGCGCGTTTGCGAGGCAATCGAATGGGCCGTGTTTGCCGCCGTCTTTGTCAACGACCTCATAGCGAACGAGACCGGAACGGACGCGTGTCACTGGCGTGTCAGTTTTCGCGGTTGATCTTGGTTCGTTCACGGCGTTTTCGGTCGAATCTCGGTGTCCCATTTCAGCTAACCCCTTTGAAATCACTCATTTTCGTATTCTGCCATGGTCCTCTGAAGGGAACACGGCTAAGTCAAGATGTCCCAGTTTTACGGGTCTTTGTTGAGTTTACGGTGCTATCGCGTGTCAATAGCGTGTCAGTCAGCACGTCGGTCAGGCTGCGATCGTCGAGTGCGTGGCCATAGGTTTTGAGCACCTGGGCCGGGGTCTTCCACCCGCCGAGCTTGGCGACCGTCACCACGTCCAGACCAGCCCGCAGAAGCCCTGTAGCGAAGCCGTGGCGGCAGCAATGCGGCGACAGGTCCTTGATGCCAGCGCGCCTGATTGCGCCTTCCCACGCCCGCCACACGTCGTCTGGATGCTGATAGACGAACACCGGCCGGCCTGAGACCTTAGGAACGTTAGCCAGTGCGGCCACCAGCATGTCAGGCAGGTGAGCCTTGCGCTCGCCGCCGACCTTGGTCTCACGGATCAGCGCCGTCCTCGCCTCAAGGTCCACATCCTGCCAGTCGAGCGCAATCGCCTCGCCGATCCGGGCTCCGGTCAGAAACATGAACAGCGCCAGCGCACCGATCGCGGGCGAGGCTTCACGCTGGAAAGCCTTAATCCATTCCAGCGTGGCCGGCTCCTTGACCTTCGCGTCGACCTTGAACCTCTTCACTCGGATCGGCTGGCAGAGCTCGGATTCCGCAGCATGATTGATCACGGCCTGGGCCGGCACGATCGCCATACGGTTGCGGCTCGCCCCGCTGCATTGCGGGTAGAGTTCGATCGCCATCTGCCTGATGCGTCCGGCCGTGATGTCCTTCACCAAAACTTCCTTGAAATGGTCCTCGACCCGATCCAGAAACCGCGACGACTTGCCGGCGGCCCGGTAGTGGAGCGCCGCGTCTGCGAACGTCAGGACCGTTTCTGGTCCATCGACACTACATTTCCATTCGCGAGTTTCGATCTCGGCAACCTTACGCGCCGCGATGTCTTTGTGTTTTTTCGGTATTTTTGTAGAGCCTCGTAGCCTCCGACCGGCAACTGTGCCTTCGTAGTGCCAGATGCCATTGCGGAGCTTGAGCCTGAGGGACATCGCTTCGACTCCATAAGCGTGATCACGTCGGCCTCGGTGAGGATCATACGATTGCCCATAATCAGGCAAGCGCCAAGCCGTCTCGCTTCGCTTCGCACACGTTCTTCCGACCAGTGCAGGTGCTGGGCGACCTCCTCGGGGCGATAGACGGTCGGCAGGGTCATTGCTTTAACAGTTCGTTAGCGCAGAGGACGCTTAAGCGCGTCCTGCAGGGAAATCTTTGGAGCATGACCGACGATTCCTTGAAGCTGCTGCTTCGGCTCAAGCTTCCACATTTTGTCCAAGGCTTCTTCAGCAATGCTCTGATGGCGCGTCGTGCCGTATTTGATGCGCTCCAGCGCTTCACGGGCGATCTTGAGCGACTTCTGAAGCTCGACGATCCGCTGTTTGCTCATTTTCCTTGTCCTCGGGTTAGGGGAAACAGATCTCGCATCGCGCTGCGCTCAACGAACATCGTGCATGCATCGTTGAAGCCGGCTTCGTTGCGCGGGATCAGGACATGCAGCATACTATCCTTCTTGTTGCATTCCTCGTAATTGTGGAGAAGGTGAAGATTCCAGATCGGGCAGTGTTTGCCCTTGTCCTCGTCGTCATGGATGCAGCGCGAGCAATATTCTTCGTAGAACATCTCGCCTTCGGTCCCGTTCGAAAAATAGCCCATGGTTACCCTATCCGATGGTTAAAGCTAAGCGCGACCAGTTGTTTCAGGCTGACCTTCGAATCTCGCGATCATCTCGCGCATCAGCGTCACCACATCCCTGCGGTCGGCGCCGTTCGAAATGAAGTTGCATCGCGAGCCATCGGCATCACCGAACGGGAAGACGAGCAAGACAAAGCCCGTCCCCCGATCTGCGCCTCTGGCGTCGCCGTTGAACCATCGATCAATCTCGCGAGCCATTTCGTTCATGAGCGTGCGATATTCCTGCTGGATCGGGGCGTCGCCGAGGCGCTCGGTCATGATGTCAGTTCCTTGACGATCCACATGATGGATTGCTCAAGCGACGTGATCGCCAGCGAGTTGTAGCGGCCCGTTTTGACCCTGCCGAACACGGCTTCCAGTTCGGCTGCCTTGTTCTTGATCTCGTCATGCAGGGCCTTCTCGTCGTCGCTCAAAGCCCGATACTGCGGACGGAATCGGCTCACCGGGATTGCAGTGGCCGCTTGCCGTCCGTCCGGCTGTCCTTCGTATACATGTGCCATTCTATTTCCTTCGTTTGAGGTGGGTACGCACGGCTACAAAAAACGGCATTGTCAACTCGTTAATGCGAGGTGGGTGGGATCATGACCCTAGGCGTCTGCCGCCCACCCATCCTCTACCGCTGATCGATCAACGGATTCCTGTAGCGCTCAAATGGTTCTTGCGTGGGCAAATCGGGCTTTCGCAGGTCTTTTCGGAAGTTGGAGGACAGATGCATCCCGGCGAACTGAAAATCGGAGCTGGGGGCAAGTGATAGAATGGCTGTGCCGGATACCCGTTCGGGTAGCACAGCGGACATGGAAAGCTGATGCAGTGATGGGCGGCCATGGTCTTTCCTTAAGTGGTGTAAAACGAAATCACTTCTTCACGTTGCCGGCGTCGCGATGCACGGAAATGGCGACGTTCTTCTGCCCTCGCATTGCGGAGATCACATCTGGATCGTCGTGCCGATGAGGCGGCGCTTCCGGGTCACCATTGCCCCAAAGATGACGATAGCTCTCAAAGTCGTCTGCAAGCTCCATGATGCTTTTGACGTAATCTTCCTCGAAGCCGAGATGGCGTGCATGGTACGCGTAAGATCGCAGCGTGGCTGGCGCTACCGGATCGCGTGCGCCGAGCACGAAATGCGGCCAATGAGGAATGCTGCCGTCGCGACGCACCACGAGGAATTTGCCTTCCGAAAACTCTTCTGTCTTTGCCCAAATCTTCACTTCTGTTCTCCCTGTCGGTCTTTTAAGGAATCCGATCTCATCAGCGCGCCGGATTGTACGGCGGCATCCAAGATTTTTCGGATGATCATCCAACGGCCATCCATCGTGAAGACTTCGTAGAACATCGGGTCTTCACGGCACGCTGCCTCGTCGCATTTGAACAGCAACGCCTCATCTCGCGCGCTCATGGCTCGTCCTTTCGATAAGCAGAAGTTAAGGAATCCAATTCCTTGCGGACGCGCTTGGCGACGGGCCAGTTTGCCATTCCGTTGCGGTCCATGTGATCATAGACTCCCTCCAGCGCCTTCCTCGCGCTCGCAAGCTGGCGCATAAGATCTGCCACCCTGGAATTGAGCCGTTCGATCTGCTCGGCGTCGGTGTTCTCGATCATGGCATCCCCCAAGGCAGGCCGAGCCAAGGCGTCGGCTTCGAGCGCAGGTCGCTGTACAGCGTGCGGATCGCCGCGCCAGCCCAACGGGCCACCGTGCACGCTCCGATGAAAGCCAAGACGTAGATCATTGTTCAACCTCGCTTTACCGGGGCATTAAGGAAAGTCGCCGCGATGTATTTCGACAGCGGGAGCGGGATCTTCGCAATCATGGCACTGGCATGCTTACGGGCCTTCGACTTTGAGCCGTGATTTCGCGGGCCTTGTCCCTGTCGATATCCGTGAAACCATGACCCACCAAGCTTCACATGCTCCTCAACCGAGGCCGTTTGAAAACTCTTGCCGCTCCCATCGAAACGGAAGCCTGGCACCTTGGAAGCCTTGAACGTCGGCGGCATCAGTGCTGGCACGTCTCCCCACAGGTAGAAGCTTCCATAGTTCCAGCGAGCACGCCCAACCCATGGCTGTGCTCCGCGGACATTCTCCACGATCAACGGGATATGCCGCCCGGCCGCTTCGCAAGCTTCGCGCTGGATACGGAAGCAGGCATCGAATAGCGCGTTGCAAGGCGGCGGGAGGGCCTTGGCTTTCTTCCACGGCATCGCCCGGTAACTGTAGGCTTGGCACGGTGGCGAGGCCACGATCAGATCAGCCGTCTTGAACTGCGAACCGTGCAGCGTCAGCACGTCCTGAATGACGAGCTGCGCCGGATAGCGGTGCTCGCCGTAGACATGCCGTTCGATGTCGAATCCGATCACGTCGTAACCCTCTGCGAGTAGTCCATCCGTCCAGCCGCCGAGGCCGCAAAACAGGTCGATAGCGAGCGGCATGGTTTCGTTAATTCCCAATCAACGATAATTCCATGCGAGCGCGTTCAAGTGCGGCACCGAAGGTGTGCGGCAGATCACTACCGATCGGGAAAAAACCGTGTGGAACATGCGGGCAAAAACGATGAGCTAGCCGCTCGTAATGATACATGCTCCATTCCATTCCAATGCTGGCCATGTATCGGCCGAGCAGGCAACGACCTTGGCAATTGCTGAAGTTATACGTCATATTTTGCGGCTGCTTCTCCAACCATGCAATCAGGCTCTCCAGTGTCAGCGGATCAATCTTGGTTTCAATCGCCTTGAAAGTCCCGTGCATCTATCTCTCCTGTTTTCCTTTGTTTCCCATTAATCAAATCGTAGGGCCGGAGGTCGCCCGGCATGCGTCCGAGTCCGCTTGGCGAAGCCTCGGGACGGGATCTTTTGCTTCGCCGGCATCAAGCCGAGGTGAGCGGCCTGCTTCCGGTAGACCTTTGCCTTTTCTGCAATATCTTCAGCCGTCTTTTTGGCATGGTGTTTCGCAAGTAGCGTCCGCAAATTGCTCTCGCGGTTCTGGCCGCCGTTGATCAGCGCCACCGTATGGTCCGTTTGCCAGCGCTCTCCGGCGTGGATGAGCCGTGTGCACCCGCACTGGCAGATGCCGCTATCCCGATAGAACACCCGCAGGCGCACACGCGGAGGCGGCCGGCTGTCATCGTTCTTGCCAATCCATTCCTCAGTGGAGCGAGTCATGATATGCGCTCCAGCAGTTTCCATGAATCGTAATGCGCATCAAGCTGGTGCCAAATCACTCGCGCGGCATGGTTTGAATTAAGTTCTCCCCGCGATGCCACTCCACAGATCAGTCGCACACAGTCCGCAGTGTCCTGCGTCTCATGCCAGTCGTCAGGTCTTGCTTCTCTCAGAAAGTGCGTGAACGCCGCTTCCTCACATCGTATTGCAGCCTGAGATGACGGAAGTAGATCCCGCCACGGCCGAACGCCATGCCTGGCCCGAGCCGGCTTGTCCTGTTTCGGCTCGGGCCGCGCATCAGGTTTGGAATCGTGTTGGGATTGGGGATCTGGCATCACCTCCTTGATTGCTGCTATTGCGAACCAGCGTTCATTCGCCGGGTTCGGTAAGCCGCCAAGCACCTCATATGCCTGATCGAAATCGGCCAATGGTAGCTCAAGGATGAGCTGTACGACTTGGCGCGTCTTGACTATCTTCATATCTGCAAACGCGGCGCGGATAGCGAGGGACTTGCTCATGCTGCCTCCTGCCCGTACATGCTGGTGAGCTGCGAAAGCTTTATGGCCATTCCCAAGAGGAAGGCGGCGACCTCATCTTCCAGTTCCTTAATGCGTCTGTCGTCGCGCATCACGCGCGCGATAAATAGGCGCATGTTCTCTGGCATCCGTGGATCGTACGAAACAAAATCGCACCACTTCCGTCCGGTACATGCCATCTGGAATTGGATTTGGGTTTCGTACTTTGCAGGGACGGCCTGGCCGAGCAGTGTTTCCAGATGGGTCGCGGTTTGGGGACATTTGATCTCGACTAGGCCGTCATCGCCGACCAAGCCATCAGGGCTGCATCCAGCTTGGCCAATCTCGGGATGGGGGACGAACGCGATTTCGTCGACCGTGATGCCTTGATAGAAGCAATAAGCATCGCGCGCTTCCGGCTCAGTCTCGGTGCCATGCTGCATAGCGGCGTTCGTGTAGGACTCCGCAGCGGTTCCGGTAAGCCGTTCGGCAATGAGTTGCGCCATATAGTTGGCGCGAGAGGCGCTATATCCGCTCTTGGTCTTGGCAACCACGTCTGAAACGCGGGAGGCCGTTACTTTTCCAAGACGGAGGGCTTTCCATTCGTCAGATCCCTGGATTATTTTCTCGGTCACTTCGCGCCCCTCTTCTTGTTGAGAGCAGCCACGGCGCGCGGGAAATCATTGACGGATATTTCGGCAATTCCGCCCACCTTGAAGTACCGGCAGAATGCCTCTTTATCCGCACTGACTTCATCGCAAAGCTTCACAAGTTCCTCGACCTGCTCAAGGGTGATTGACCCACCAGTGTCTGCCGGCATATTGCCATCGTGATCTTCGCCAATGACCAAATTGAAAATCATCCCGAGCAGATAGCGGCGCCCATAGGTCACGCCGGCTCCGGTAGCATGGGTCTTCGTCATGACATCGCCGCCTTTGGCGCCCTTGCCGTCTGCCGGCATGTCGAGATAGGGCCGTTCAGTGTGGCCGCCGCAGGATAGCTTGCATTGCACGCGGATATGGCCTTCGGGTGCACCTTCGCCCTGATAAAAGCTCAGAGAAAATCCATGCTTGGAATAGATCGGCCTGACCGCGTTATCCAAGGCGTCGTACTTGGCGTACTTGCTCTTGGTCTGCGGATTGTTTGCATTAGCAGCGATCGGCCGCATTTCTTCTTGCGCATGGGCCATCGCCCTATTGAACGCGGTTTCGGCATCGCGAGCCAAGGCACGCTCGTACAACGCGGCACCGCGCTCGATTCGCTCAATATCAACGGATGGATCGGCCATCATGCGGGAAAGAACGGCAAGCAATTGATTTGCTGATGTTGCTTGCGGAACCGGCATCGATGACGGCATATGATCGGTGATTTTCTCAACTGCGCTCATATCTTCCTCTCTAGGCATTGCCGGATAATATCCAGATCGCGCATTTCATCTTCGCTCGGTAGCCGGCGATCTTCTGGCTTGAGAGCGCGCTGGGCCTGCCAGATTGCCAAGAGATCATTGGCGCGGGTTTGGCTGTCAGCGCGCATTGACGCGCTCCTTTTTCCCTGCCGGGGTCAGCATTGCCTTGAAAATCGAGATGTTGGTCTTGCGTTCGACGATCGGGCGGAATCGGTTCTTATAGAATCCGCGCTCTTGTCCATTTTCGAGAAAGCCATCCGGCTGGATAATTTCCTCAAGCAAAAGGCCGATATCGCCAAACGAGGTTTCGCAAAATCCACGAATTGTATAGACAACACCCTTCGTCAAACCGCAGGTTGTTTTTCGATTCCTCCACGTCGCATCCACGCACACTACCCTCTGCCCAACCCTGAACATTCAAGCCTCCTGCAGCTTGTGCTCGGCGGGCAACTCGCCCCCGTTGATAGCAGTGACCAGCCGTTCGACCATTGCCGGATTGCCCGTGAAAATCACAATCTCAGCATAGTTGAATTGCTCATCGGTTACCTCATCGCCATGAAGAATCAGCTTGAGCACGCCGCTTGTATTTGTCTCGGCGGTGATGCGCCGGACCCAATGAAAATTAGTTTGCGCTGAAATCATGTACGGCATCACTCGCTCCAATTCTTCCGCAGATCATGCGCGTGATCGAACGCTGCCGCCTGCCTGTCGAAATCCTCCGGCTCCTGCAGCTCGAGCGACTCGACAAGATCGGCGATTGCTGCATGCCGCGTATGGCCATAGCCGCGCACCCGGCCGTCATGCCGTTCGAGATAAGCGCCGAACTGTCCATGAGGGCAAAGGCCTGTGATCACGTCGCCGTTGTCAAAGTGGTAGGTGCGGAGGTTTTCCATCACGCGATCCCCCTCAAAAACCGGGTCGGCGAAATCCCGAGAGAATCCGCAAGCGCAAGCATCGTGCTCACGGCAACTCGATTTTTGCCAGCCTCGTATTTCTGGATCTGCTGGAAGCTCACGCCGATCGCGGCGCCAAGCTCGGCTTGGCTCAAGCCGGTGTCTCGGCGTAGGCCGCGTAGCCTCTCACCGAGCTTGATGTCTACCGCTGTGCATTTTCTCGGAGTGGTTGCCATGTCGTGCTCCCGTGCTTACAGGAGCTGTATTTCTCACAGGAATAAACTCGCGTCAACAAAAATATTCCCACTGGGAATGAAAATAAACATGCAAATGCATGATCAGACTTTGGGATCTAATCTATCAGGCATTTTTCTGCTGGCGGGCGAGGATCGCGGCTTGCGCCTTTGGCGAAAGGTTTTTCAGAGTACTGAGCTGCGACCGATTTGGCAGGCGACGGTAAAAATCGTTGATATTGACGCCCATATGATCGGAAAGCTTTAGCAAAAACTTGATGTTAATGCTGGTCCTGCGATTGGCTATGATGTTCGAAAGATAGCCCTGCGAACAGCCGGCTATCTTCGCTGCCTCGGTGACCTTGAGGTCGAAAAGCTCAAGCCAGGCTCCAAGGAATATCTGTGGTTCATCGTCTTCGTGCATACCTAAAGGTATCGTGGGAGGAGAAAATATTCTCATTCCCCCTAGGAATTTTTTATCTTGACTTTTTGCATTCCTGGGAGGAATAGTCTGAGCCATGGCTGACAAACCGAAACATCCGCTACTTGCCTGGGCCGATCGCAAAGGGATGACCGTTGGCGAGGTTGCCGAGGCCGCCAATTGCTCTGAATGGCATCTGCGCAACATCTGCGCTGGCCGCAAGGATGCATCCTTACGCTTAGCCAAGCGCTTGAGCGAGGTCTCTAACGGCCGGGTTCCGATGGACGCCTTCTTGAAGTCGAGCGTCCTCGCATGACGCGCGAACTGCACAACGTTGCCCATGTCGGCCATTCCGGGATGTGTCGGAACGATGACATTGGAATCGATTGCAGCGAGTTGCAAGAAAAATATTCACAACTTGATTTGAAAAGGGGTTCCCGCATGTCACGCCACTTTGGAACCTCCTATCACCCCAACGACCACTATATGCGCGGGCGGCCCGGACCTGCCTGCGCACAGAACGCGCGCAACATCCTCAAATCGAACGCGCGTCCGGCGTCCCTTGTTCATGCCCCGGCTGGGGACGCCGGCCCTCCTTTTCCGAGTTCTGACGGCGGCGGGGAAAAGCAGACCCGCGAAGTGACTGGTCTCCGGTGTGCACCCGCCCAGCACGTCCTGCGCAGCAGAGCCGGCGTAGCGCCCGGCCCGTCAGAAGCCCGTTTCGTTCTCAGCCATGCTGAGTTCCTGGCTCACATGGAGTCCGGCTCACAAGCGCTGGAAAACCTGCGCACCACTGCATTTTCCTTTCTCGCTCTCGGCATTTTCGCGCTGCCCTTCTTTCTGGGCGCCGTGGTCTATGCGCTGTTCTTCGCTCCGTCCGTAGCATCCGTTTTCTAATCGTCTGACGAGCCGCGCAGCTACCACACCAATCGGCTCGAACACAAAGTCATCCTCCGTCATGGGAGCATTCAGACACCATGACAGAGGTAATTAGATGAGGAACTTCGACAGGGAATCGCCTGCCATGTCCGCACTTGCCTTGACCGACGCCACGCGACACGCGCTCGGCCACCTGCTCCAGAAGGAGCAACA